TAACCCTTACAGGTTTTGTCCCAGCAGTATATGACCCATCAGAGAACATATACATAAGTCCAGGTGTTGGTGCTGTTACGATAATCGCTAACGACTGGGATGATTACATTGGAACATGGGATGCGGCTACAAGCACTTGGGATAGCATAGGGTATGAGCCACATGCAAGCCAGACCTTCAGCTTTAGCATTGCTACAGGAGAATTAACATTGATACCGCTTGATCCATCAAGAGCTGAAAAAGCTCCAAAGTTCTTGCCTTCAATATATATAACATGACAAAACAAACAGATTTTTCTTGGGTAGAGTTAGTTAAAAAAGCTGACCCTAGCCATGGAGCACCAACTCCAGAATATACTTTTAATGGTAAACCATTCTTCAAACCTCAGAAAAATAAAAATGCAAGAAATAGAAAGAGCTAATCAATTTAAACTTGGCGATCATATGATGGCTAAAAATGTAGCGGAGATGCTTGAGAAGAAGTATCCTGGGTGGTTGTGGGCAGTGTCTGTTGACAGAGGCTTAGTTACTGTGAAGTCAATGATGCTTTCTGGAAACTGGGGCTTTATACTTCATGAGAGCAAAATAGATAATGATTTAAAGTCTGTTGTTAATGCTGGTGGAGAAATCTTAGAAAGATACAATCAGCACAGAGGAAGGTTTAATCAGACAAAGTATAGTGATCTAACTATGGACCATAAAAATCAATTAAGCGGAGATCGTAGTTAATGTCGTTAGCTAACCCACAGCCTCCTTTAGAGAATCCAGTTACTCCAGAGTCAGACGATGATATTCCTGTTGAGAATCCATGGCTCCGATTAGCTAGGCAATCCTATGAAGGATCATCTGAATGGGTTGATGCTAACTTAAGATACCAGTGGGAAAGAAGTTTATCTTTATTTAACAGCCAGCATCCCTCTGGATCTAAATACCACTCATCCGCTTATGACAAAAGATCTAAGTTTTTCAGGCCAAAGACTAGAACAGCAGTAAGAAATCTTCAGTCTGCTATGTCTATAGCTTTCTTCTCTAATGAAGATGTGATGAGCGTTTCACCTAGAAATCCTAATGATGCTGCTCAAGCTGCAGCAGCTATTGTTTCGCAGTCGATAATGCAATACAGGCTGACTAATACAATACCATGGTTTAACACAATGGTATCTGCTATACAGGATGCAGCGGTTCAAGGTGTATGTGTGTCACACCAATATTGGGACTTTGAAGAAAAAGAAGAATCTTACTTGGAGATGGACGAGAACAGTCAGCCCCTGCAAGATTCTGAAGGCAATGATCGAGTAGTTAGACAGCTTACATCAGTAAGGGACACTCCTAAAATTGAATTAATATCTCCTGAAAATTTAAGGATTGATCCGGCAGCGCATTGGGAAGATCCCATAAACACCACACCCTATATCATACATTTAATACCAATGTACATACAAGACATTGTGCAGAAGATGGATGAGGGGGAATGGAAGAGATTATCAACAGCAGAGTTATTATCTACATCATCTTCAGAGGATGATAACACTACTAGGCTTGTCAGGGATGAGCCAAGAATGGACCCGCTAGATACAGATGCTGGGTTTGGAGAGATAGTTGACCATAAGATTGTATGGGTACATAAGAACGTTTTAAGAAAAGAAGGAGTTGACTGGTGTTTCTTTACTGCTGGAACTGAATTTTTATTGACAGACCCAAAGCCTCTTCTTGAAATGTATCCTTGGCTAAGGGATGGTGAAAGACCTTATGTTATGGGTTGCGTTAATATTGAAGCGCATAAGCTTTACCCTGCAGGCACTGTTGAGCTTACACAAGAACTCCAAGCTGCAGCCAATGATATTTGGAATCAAAGATTTGATAATGTTCGACTAGCTATGAACAAGCGCTACCATATCAGGCGCGATAGAAATATTGATTTGGATGCTTTATTCAGGTCTGTCCCTGGCGGGGCAGTAGAGATGGATGATCCAGATACTGACGTAAGAGTGATAGATACTAGGGATGTTACTAATTCAGCTTACGCAGAACAAGATCGCATCAATATGGACTTTGATGAGTTACAAGGTAATTTTTCCGCATCAACTATTGAAGGAGCTAGAAATCTAAATGAGACTGTAGGTGGTATGGCGTTGCTTGCTGGTAGCAGCAGTATTGTTACAGAATATGCTCTACGAACATTCGCTGAAACATGGGTAGAGAGAGTTCTCAAGCAACTGTTAAGACTAGAACAATACTATGAGACAGATGAAGTCATCTTAGCTCTCGCTGGGCAAAAGGCTGAAAGCGAATTAAAGTTTAATGTCGATGATATGCTAGATGACCTTCTCAGAGAGGAGGTGGTCCTAAAAGTCAATGTAGGCCTAGAGGCTACAAATCCCATGTCGAAGGTTAATAACCTTATGACAGCGTTAGCTGGGCTTGGAAACATACCAGGATTTATGGAAAGGGTAAATCTTCCAGAAATAGCTAAGGAGGTTTTTGGTCAGTTAGGATTTAAAGACGGAGCTCGCTTTGTAACCTTTGATGAAGATCCAAAGATTCAAGAAATGGCTGGACAGCTTGAAGAGTTGCAGGGAGTTATTCAGAGTGAGCAAATGAAGCTTCAGAACAGAGTTCAAATTGAGCAGATGAAGCAGCAAGGTAATCTTCAATCTGCTAATATTAAATCAGTTACAGAGCTGAAGATTGCTCAACTAAAAATGCAGATGGATTATATAGATTTACAATTAAAAGGAGAAGATGTAGCTACTAGACGTGCTGAATTAGAACTTCAAAAAGAAGCGTTAATAAATCAAGTCGCTGAACAAGAAATCGAAAGGCAAGCAGAAATGGTAGAGGAGGGGAAAGTTGGTATTATGGCTAGAGATGATTACGCATCTATTCCTTATGCCGTAGGATGATGGATTATTTTGATCCTTCGGAAGCTGGAATAGACGATTTAGTAAAAAGAGTTAGGGTTGGAGAAAAGACAAAAGAATTTGTTTCCACGCCAACAGGTAATGCTTTAATATCTAGAGCGCTTATAGAGTACCGTAATGGTATAGAGCTACTTCAAGATATGAGCTTGCAGGGTTATAGTGGATCTCCAGAAGAGGAGTTAAATAAATATAGGAAGATGTCAGATAAGTTATCTTCTCCAATAAAAGTTCTAAGGTGGATGGATGGAATTATATCTGATGGAGATACGGCTGCATCTCTTATAAAATATAAAGACTCGCACAATTAAATTAGGAGTATAAGATGTCTGATGAAAACGCTACCCCAGTAGAGGATGCGTCTGAGGAAGCAGTACAATCCGAAGTCAGTGAAGAAGTTGCTGGCGAGAAAGACGAATCCATGGAAGAAGTATTAGAGAATGGTTTTGTAAGTGATCGCCAGAGAAAGATGGATGACATTATCCAAGGAAGGCGAGAGGAGTTATCTGAAGAAACAGATTTAGATGAAGTGGTTAATTCAGAGCCGGAGGTTAAAGCTCCAGTTTTTCTAGATGGTGATCAGTGGGTAACCACTGTAAAAGTAAATGGTGAGGAGATTAACGTTCCTTTTGAAACTTTAAAATCTTCACACCAGAAGGATCAAGCTTCTCAAAAGAGGTTTGAGGAAGCGGCTCAGTACGCTAAAGAATTAAAACAACGAGAGCATTATATGAATAATTATGCTCAAAAGTTGAAGGCTGCTGAGGAGCACTTGAAGGCGCAAGCCAACAATCAGCCACCCCAAAAGGGCGCTGTTAAAGAAGGAGCAACTGATAAATCTGAGTTGGTAAAGAAATATCATGAGGCTCTTTATGAAGATGATGCTGTGAAAGCAGCGGAATTGTTCAATACTTTGACAATGGACGGGCGCCAATCGGCTACCCCAAACATAGAACAAGCTGTTGACAACGCTCTAAATAGAGCAATCGCTAGTAGAAATGAGCAGCAAAAGCAAGCTATGCAAATGGAATATAACGCATCTTTAGATGAGGCGGTTAGTTGGTTTAACTCCGAGTATGAAGATATTGCTAATACTCCAGAGCTTAGAGCTATCGCTGATAGTAAGACGGTTACCCTAACTCAGGAGAATCCTGATTGGACACCGAAACAAATTATCAAAGAAGCTGCTGAGTATACTAGAGAGTGGTTAAACAAAAATAGTAGGCCCTCTTCTGAGCCTAGAGTTGAACGCAAAAAGAAAATTGTTAAACAACCTAGATCAGTTAGTGCTTCTTCACGCTCTCCTGATTCAGATATGCCGCCACAAACGGCAACTGATATCATTGATGAAATGAAGAGGCAGAGAGGTCAAATATAATTAACAGGAGGTTGTAATTATGGCAGGACAAGTATGGTCCGTCAACGCTTCCGGTGGTTATATGTATGCCGACAACCTAAGCCGTCAGCTTAGGATGGCAGTGCAGCCTATTGTCAAATTTCGACAATTCTGTGATGTTAAGGACGCGGCACACCAAGGCTTGAGCCGAGGTGATACATTCCATTGGAACGTGTATAGTGACGTTGCCACTCAAGGCACGACACTAACGGAGACTAATACTATTCCAGAAACTTCATTTACGATTTCTCAGGGAGCAATGACCATCACAGAGGCGGGTAACTCCGTTCCGTGGACTGGTAAATTGGATGATCTCTCTGAGCAACCAGTAGCTGAAGTGGTTAGGAAGGTATTGAAAACCGATGCAAAGAAGGCTTTTGATAATCTAGCAGCTGCTCAGTTCGATGAGGCAAAGCTACGTGTTGTGCCGACTGGTGGTAACTCCACCACGGCTCTGACGTTAACCACGAATGGCGTATGCGCGGTTAACAACAACATCGCTTTACAGAAAGAGCATGTTAAGCTAATTGTTGATACTATGAAAGAACGTAATATTCCAGCCTACACGGGCGACGATTACTACGCGCTTGCATGGCCTTCAACTTGGAGGACGTTAAAGGATAATCTGGAAGATATCAAGCAGTACATTGATCAAGGCTTCCAAATGATTATGAATGGCGAAATTGGTCGATACGATGGTGTGCGTTTTGTTGAGCAGACCCATAAAGCGAAAGCTTCTATTGGTACTGCAACCACGACGTGGACTAACGGCAAATCCGATTGGGCCGTTTTCTTTGGCGAAGACACCGTAGCTGAAGCGGTTGCTGTTCCTGAAGAGATTCGTGGGAAAATTCCTGGGGATTTCGGAAGGGACCGTGGCATTGCCTGGTATTATCTAGGTGGTTTCGGCATCGTTCACA